ATCGTCATCATCCTCAAGCGGTGGAAGATCGTCATCATCCTCAAGCGGTGGAAGATCGTCATCATCCTCAAGCGGTGGAAGATCAATATCAACGAATTCGTCTCTACGTTCACGTGCTATCCCCCGAAAAAGAATTGATCCTGGATAACTCGGTTCTGACAACATACTCATTCAAGTGTTATGCGATATAAAATTATAAAAAAATTTCATTTTTTATAATCATTTGCTGGTCTATCATTTTTAATCGTGAAGTAAAATTGATTCCGTTCTTTTGAAGATTATTATATTAGTATTAAGAGGTAACCTAAAACACGTTAAATAACGAAATAAATTTAGACATGCTTATGTAAATAAGCATGTCGTGCCAAGCTTGCATGCGTCTTCCCAAAGATGCTTATGCTCGTTTCGTCACTAAAGTTCGTACCTTCAAAACCATTCAACAATCTCTGGTACGAGTGGTTTATGCAGATGCGACACCATTTGATCTTAGAATTGATGGTGCCAAAGCCCCGAGAAGAAGAGACGAAACGGGTTATTTTATACTTGAAAGTGGGGATAAGATTCTTTCTCTTGTGAACCGAAATGACGATGAAATTGTAGCTGCTGTATTTGAATTTAAACCTGACGTACATTATACAATTGTTGTGTTTGATGATTATATCTTACAATTTGAAGAAGAGGATATAAGCTGCCCAATACCCGGTTATGTGCGTCTGCAAGCTTATAATATGGATAATGGAATCATAGATGTCTATTTAGACGAAAATATGATCTTTGAAGGTTTAGAAAATGACCAATTTATGGAAACTATTATCTCAGCTGACCTTTATGATCTTCGTGTAAGTAATAGAGATGAATTTTTTGCCGAGATTGAATTGAAGACCGGAAACATTTATACCTTATTTTTTGTTGAGGATGTGATCATCATTGTAGAAAACGAAAATTGTGAGGATTAATTATCTGTATAACCTGATAAAATCAATTTTTTTATTGTAATTTACAAATATATAACTCTTATTGTGAACTTTTGTGTTCGAATATTTTCTAAATTATTATGGCTGATTATGTACCTTTGGAACCTTTGGGTGGAGAAATAACTATTTCTTCTTATATTTTACATCTTCAACAAGTACAACGCCTGTTCGGAGATTTGCCTCTGGTACCTATATGTGATGGTGATGGGACATCAGTGATACACATAGATAACGTTTGATACGTTAGAAATTCAAGTTACATTTAATAAATTAAATGTAACAAATACAAATACAAAAAATTAATTATAACAAAACTATTAATTATGACGGAACTATTAATTATGACGGAACTATTAATTATGACGGAACTATTAATTATCACGGAACTATTAATTATGACGGAACTGGGAAACGATAGAAAAATACTTCTACTGCACCGTGTGCCCCCAAACCTCCGTTGACAGCGATAGTAGATCCTACCTCAGCCAAAATAGGTGTGTAAATACCAGAACCAGCGCCAGCTGAACCAGAATCTTGAAGCAAGAAATCACCGCCGACATTTGAAGTTGCCATATCCCCTGCTGGTCCGCCAATACCGCCGCTATCTGCAAATAATACGCTACTAGCTCCCCCTCCTGCACCGCCAAATACAGAACCAGGTTGTGTGGCTCCAGCACTACCGTTACCTGTACTGTTACCACCATCTCCGCCAGTGATCGTATCGCCAGTTTTTCCATCTTCTAAATTTATCCCTAGACCTCCTCCTGAAGGATTTACTGCTACTAAAGTTCCTGGTCCAGCCGACTGTGTGAGCAATATATCGTTAGGACCGGGAGTAACGGGACTACCATCAGGCAGATTTTCGCAGAAATAAAATCCACCTCCTCCACCTCCTCCACCACATCCACCCTTTCCACCAACACCTACAACCGAAACAATCCCAGCAGGAGTAGATATTACTTTACCCCCTTTACCTCCTTCTCCACCCTTTGCTCTAATATCCTCAAATCCTGGAGTGGAACCTACAAAGCTAACCACGGAATCTCCTCCCGGAAGTCCATCTCCATTTGGATCTGTAGGTACAAGACTAGCAGCTCCAACTTCGATATTTAATGTAGAAGGAAATCCAGGTGCAAAAGGGCGAGAAACTTCAACGAGGTGACCACTTCCACCACCACCTCCAGGTGGAATTATGAAAGGCAGTTCAGTCAACAGGGCAATACAAAAGAACGAGAAAACTTCACTCATTGTTCCTCCTCCTCCTCCTCCCGCTCCAAGAAGACGAAAGGTCATATATTGTGTACCAGGTGGAATCTCAACCTCATATTTGTTAGCTAAAGGCCCTGATCCTCCTCCTACAGTATATTTCCTGTAATCAACTTCCGATACGGGAGGCAAAGGAACCAAAGGTGGTGGGCATTTCACTGACAATTCTATCTTTTGTCCACAACTCCCACATTTTTTCACTCTGGATTTACATCTATATTTTGATTTATTACAATTGTAAACCTCCATGACTTTTCTTAAAAAAATGAAAAAACAAAGACATTAATTTTCAGGATAACTATATTCGTCTATCTAAAAATGTTCCGCATTCCAGCATTAACAAACGTGCAAGATGCACTCAAAATGGGACTGTCCGACGAGTTAAGAAAGTATATGGACATTTTGCCTCTGGAAAGACTGAACGCCGAAGTAGAAAAACAGGTCTTTGTTTGCTTTATGAAAAGTGCTATCTCGTCTCCTCTTGGATCAACAGCAGTAAAGATTATTATAGAACGCTGGCGAGAGGGCGATATAGACGGACACCTACCAGAAACGCCTGTATACTTTCTTATGAAGGATGATATCGATCAAGATATTTTTGATGCTATGGTCAGAGCTCTGGATAATTGGGATTACCCAAGCTTTGTTTATGCTCTCATTCATCAAGACAGTTCTCCTGAAGTAGAAATGGCACTAATGCGTTTAGATCGTGCTTATGGAACGCAAGATCAAGAAATCTATAGAGTATTGTTAGCACAAATTGAAAAACAACGTTTTGAAGAAGGCACCTACAATCATGTTGTAAAAGAATATCTAGAGTCTAAATTAGAATACGTATCTGAATACGCACCACGACCTAAATGGATCAAAAACTATTATTCTCGCATTCCAGACGAAGATGCTCCCGAACTGGAGATTACAGAGGAAATGACAATCGAAGGAGTTCTCCCGGGTTCACAAGAAGCAATAGAGTTCTTGTTCCAAAAATTTGGTGAAATACCTTTAGTGGAAGAAGCGTTGGAGAAAGTTTCAAAGGAAGAACCTCCTCGTGTCACAGCGATGGTAGAATATAAAGACATTCCTGTACTTCTTTCTCCCAAATCATCTCGTAAGAAAAGCAAAGGAAAAGACCAAGATATAGTGAAATGTCCAATGATCACTCGAGAGCAAAAAGAAGCTCTTGAGCTACACAGAGAAGATATTAAACGTGCATTTATTATATCTTATAACGCGAGTACACTCAAAGAGAAAGTGAAGATGCTGGGAGATTTAGCCAACGATATCTCTGAGGAAATGCTGGGTAAGGACGAAAAACTATTTACATTATTAGGACCAACGAATCCCATTTATGGACAGATTATTGATCCAGATTCACCGTGTTGTAAATATGGAGGATGCAGAATGCTTACATGTATTGATTTCGAGAATGAAGATGAATTTGGTGTTATTGATGAAGATGATCCACAAGAGACCATTGAATGGTTTACTGGTACGTGTGAAGCATGTTATCGCAAAATCGCAAAAAAGATCTACGCACTCCGAAGACCTCTTACATTTGGAGGCTGGAAAGGTACATTTTGTTCTTTTGCATGTTTGCGTAAAGTGGTACCTATGAACGATGTTCTTAACCATTTTATCATCGACAAAATCGAAACACAACTAGAAGAAATAGGCATTCAGGATCGATTGGTGAGTGGAGAAGGAGAGATTAATAATGAAGAATTGGACGAAAATCTGCGAAAATCTGCTACACGACATGTAGATGGTAAATTTCCTACAGTAAGCATTGAGACCATCCCATTAAATCCAACGCGAACCTATGAGATGTAATAATTAAAGTAACATTTCATATATCTAATAGATATATGAATATATTTTATACGATACTATAATCTGGATATAGAGGTTTTTGTGGAATCAACCCGCGTCTTTTCATGGCGCGTATCATTCGATGTACACCTATACCTCCTCCATATCTAGGAATAAAGTCCAATGAGAAAAATTCATCCAACTCTTGGTCTACGCGCTGTTCTCCAAACAAATCTCGAATTTTCTTAGCGTATTGCCCGTCACTGATTGTCTCAAAGGTTTCTCTCATTTGATCCTTATCTGTAGATCTCTCAGCACTACCAATGGTTTCCTGACCACACAAAATCACATCAATCTTTCTAGCAATATTTTCAGGTTTCCACACCGTCATTCCGTCCTTTTCCATTGGGAATGCAGACGAATCACGTTTCATATTCCAAAACGGTGAAGTCCTCTCAGGAAAACGGTGCAAAAATACCACGGAACCAAAACGGTTTTCAAGTTCCCTTTCTTCTTCAGCGTCAACATCCTCAACTCCAAGCTCTTGACATGCTTCATTATAGCTAATGTTCTTATAAGTTCTTCGTTCACCAAAGCCAAGATGTTCTAACAGATCCTTTTCTAGAGCCATTAACTGACCAAAATCTCCTTTGCTTTCAAATTCAAACATAGGAAAAATGGTTTGATGCCTTCCAGCTATAGGATGCGGTTCTTCACGATAACTAGTAGACAGCGTATAAATACCTTCTACGTCAGGATCTTTTAGCAGTTCATATTCAAGCCACATCTGACTAGTCTGGGGTAAAGGCCACGTCTCTCCATCAAAGACAAATGGTACCAAAGTCCACGGATCCTCGCACGCTGCCATTATTGAGGGTTGATGCTGCATCGTAACTTCTTTCCAACCCTTCTGCTTGAAGAAATTTCTCATAGCCCCAACTGTATGATTAAACTCATTTCGGTCAAATTTACTTTTGATACCTTCGGAAAATAAACGCCGATTTGTTGTTGTTTTGACAGTAGTATTAATAATATTAATATTTACACCAGAGATACTTCTATATTTGTGGAAGCCCGTCAACATTTTGACGGATATTTAGGGTATTTAAAAATCAAAATTTAAGACTCATCTTTTTCTGGTTCATTTTCTAGGAGTTGTATATGAATGCAAAATTTAGGAGATCCATATCCACGAATAAATTGTCGACATTCTATATCAGGGTACTTTTCCTTATTAGTAAAATGTAATTCTAATTCATCTAGAAGCCATTTACGATTTTTGTCTGTAAGCTTATAGATTTTGGGACGTTCTTCTGTTCCTATGATATGTTCTGGAAATTGTTTTTCTTGTTGATCCACACCAACTGTAGTTTCTCTACATCCAATACTAGCTTGATAAAGAACTTCCGATTTAATGGTTGTGATTAAAGATTGTAATATATTATCCAAATACTCTTGTCTTTTTTCTTGATATAAAGCAACATTTTGCCTTGCTTGTTGACCTAGCGTGGTTTTTGAGCTTTCACCCCAACTGAACATTTTAATTTAAATGTATAAAAAAATTACTGATTTTGTTCAAAGTCACGCAAACACTAAAATGTCATGGTGGTATGAAACGTTTAAGGGTGCAGTGGAACAAGCATATGAACTTTTAAGTAATGAAGAAACTATCGGGGACACCTTATCTGAATTTGCTTATACTGTACAAACTGGATATCCAAGATATATTCTTAACAATTTTTCGGTACATGATTTAGAAAAATTTCTTAATCATCCACAAATCGATTCTTTCTTTATTATTGTCCAAGAAGCCCGTGATGGAGAATTAGATTATGGATTAGTGTATAAAAATCATTCCCGAAAAGAACATTGGACTGTCTCTACAGTTAAAGAACATAAATATCTGTCGAGTGTATCTTTGTTTGAATATATTACCGGTAAAGCTTCTGTTGAGGAAGAATATGAAGATGATTATGATTGCATTCCCAGAATACTATCCGATGAAGAGCAAGAAGATATTTTTCTCAGTGAAGATCTTGAAATAGTAGAGAAAAATATTTTACTGCTTCGACCAAAAACAGGTTCCTTTTCCAATCATAAAATCAAAAAGAAGATTGCTTTATACGAAGCTCAAAAATCGTCAGTTAGTGAAATAACTAGCGAATTTTACATCTTTAAAGAATTATTAGGTCAACCTGAATATCTTGATCAAGATATGTTTCGGTTTATCCGCGATCTCATGCATAAATCTCTACGATGTGAATCTGCAAACGATACTGCAGGTAACTGTAAGAAGATTTCAGCCTTTTTTGATGATACATTTAGAGCTTATCGTATTGGGTTATTACTCTAATTTATATTTCTTATTTATGTATTGTAAATAAGAAATCTAACCTGAGCTATCTTCTTTCTCTTCTTCTTCACTGATAGTAGATGAAAATGAAGAGGGATACTCAATTTCTTGTTTAGGCTTATTATCTTCATATTCCTCAAGATCTTCAAAATTATCAAAGCCATCTTCCGATTTATCTTGTTCTATTTCACCCGCCCGTTCTAATTTTCTCACTTCTTCCGGTTTATAAACATAAACAATATCACAAACCCCGTCTTCTCTTCCATCACAGTCTCTATATTGGACTAATACCCAATCGTCCTTATTAATCCATACTCGTTTACGAAATCGTCCTGGAATATGTGCCTTTCTTAAACCTTCATTTGGTATATAAACTTCTACACGTCGATCGCCAAATAGAGTTTTAACTTGGGCATACCGGTCATTTGTATCGCAAAATCTTATTTTGCGCTTAATATCTTGGGGTTTCTTCTTTCCCTTCTTCTTCTTTTTACCACCAAGTGGCATTTTACAAAAGTAAATATTGTAAAATACTTCAATTTAGTTATATATTATTCAAATATAACTTCGTATAGACCTATGGTAATAATGAATTGCTGGGGTAAAGTAATTCCGGATTTGGGTATATCTTAATAGCAATAAATGTCCTCTATTTTCTTCCAAAACCGAGAATACAGCATAAATTCTTATGATTCTTTACCTAGCATATTACACACTGAGACAAAGGTAACGTGGTGGGTTCTTCCTCATCTGTCTCCATGTCTCCATCATCCTCTCCTGAATAAGTATCTGCATCTGTGATTTCGTCTTGAACATCATCTATAGAAGCCCAAGGATATACAATCCAGTCATCTTCCACGTATTGCCCAACAATATATTGGACGTTATTTGTTTCTATAACTCCTACTTTGTCACATATTTTATCATAAAGAACAGCTACTGCAAGTTTTTCAGGTACGCAAGTCCTCATGATTTCTTTGATACAAAGTTCTATAGTGGCTCCGCTATCGCATATATCATTAACAAGTAAAATACGCTTCCCGCGAACGGCACTCAACGCCATCTCATCTAACCACTGCGTTATTTGAGGTTCATATCCACTCTTATCCTCACGAAGCGAACAGAAAACAGCATACATGGGAACCTCAAGATCTCTGCGAAGCAATGTTGCGGGCAACATTCCTCCCTCACTAATACTGATGATCACGTCCGTATCAAACAGCTCAAAAATTCTACTAGACAAATCTGCCACCGTTTCGTGGATTTCATCGTAAGAAATGTAAATCTTCTCCATTATTTTTATGATGGATTTGACGTTATAATACATCATTTTTAAAATTAATATCGTTTGAAAATGGAAGCTCTTGAAACAAATTTGCCTGCCGCTTTTATTCCTAATAGTCAGTGGGAACCATATAAATATACAAATATACAGGTTTTAGGTAAATCTATATCAAATTGTCCACATTATACAATTCAACAAGCACTAGAAGAAAATACATATTTCTCTGCTGAAGCACAGAAAGCTATTGAGTTGATCACAACTCAAAAAGATATTTTGCCTGTAGGTAGTGCTAAATTTAAAGTACACAGTTACCCTTCAGATATAGACATCTTTGAAAAGATAGAAGGATGTTGTACTATAAATGAAGTACGGTTGGAATTGGTTTCTAAAATTCAACAGATTGTTAGGGACGTGTTAGATAGCGAAAATATATTATTTGGAGATTTTAAAGCTGGATATGACGAAAGATATGATGTATATTTTGGAGAGGAATATATGGGAGAAATAATCGATTATAACCAAGATATAGCACTTTTAGAGATCGAGAATTTACGCAGTCAAAAACTTCTTAATAAAGAAGAATATGAGGAATTTAAGGAATTATTGCCCGTTTCCATGGATTTAGAAACGTTTGAAGAGCTTGAGGATTATTTAAATAGTTTTCATACATTAAAATGGACAGCAGATGAGATTTTGCAAGGCTACAAAGATTTGCGCGGGGGTAAAAGGATGTATCTCTTTGATGCTCTTATTAGTCGTTCGGTAGTAAAAATGGATCTATGGGTACCTTTACCATATGATGAAATTACAGAAGATTGTCTTGAAGATTATAGAGCAAAATGGGACTTTGACCAACCGCAGCGTTATGTAGAAGTGACAAATTGGATCTTGATAGAACTAAAGGATTTGGAAGGTGAAATACAGACCTTAAGTGAAGAACTATCTGACTATGCAAAATCTTTACGCTTGGATGTGTGGCATTATCTGAGTCCGCCAGAACCTAACATTCTAAAAGCTGCAAAACGCTTTTGGTCTTATCTGCTATTCCAAAGAAAAACACTGCTGTCTCGTGATGCTACAAAATCCTCTCAAGGTCGTGTCTATTCTAAGGTACTGAGAGAGCAATCACAAAATAATATGGCTTCTGAGATGAATTTAAGAGATGTCGAAGATATGATTGTAGATATTGCTCCTTTGTTCGGTAGCTACATCGCTCTCCTCAATGCCGTTAAGGGTGATTTGGAGTTGATAGCTGACATTCTAGACTCTGATGTAGATGTAGAAATGGATTTCTTCTTACAATCTTTGGACGGCTTTCAACTCAGATTACAGTATTACGAACGTAATAACGTTGAAAAATGTGAATTTGATCCTGCTGTTCAGCGTCAACTCACTGAATCTATCGAAAAATTAAAGACAAATCTAACATCTAAGGCTATTCTTGAATTAGTCGACGACATTCAAGATATTATCAACGTCAAAACGCAAAATTATCTTGATCGTATTAACATTGATATTACCCGAATTCTCTTTCCAGCAATGACATAACCTTCAGTAATAGTTAAAATGATTCATTGGATTCAAATAAGGCATTTAAACTTTCTGTCAACGTTGATTTCATATGGTATTTAACAGGTTTTGTTCAATTTATATTTTAAGAGACTTAAAATATAAGATTAGTACACATAAATATGCAACACAAGCTTCTGAGACACGCTCAACTCACCAAACAAATTCAACTTGAGATCGAGATTATTAATGCAGAGAATGATACGACAACCTTTCACCAAAAAGTAGGATTTTTTCCGCTAGTTGGTAAATTCGCGTTATTTCCGCCTGATAAAACTGAATGGTTTGATTTCGGTGGTCCTAAGAAGATTATTGAATCAGCGAAATTAAAAGACGATAAGGATTATCATCTTACGGTTACTCCTCGTGCACCAACAAATATCGAACCCTTTAAACATGATGCTGTAGGAGAGAGAGTAAGTTTGTCTGGTTCTGAACTTAAAACTTGTTTACGTAAAATTTTAGTAGCCTATCAACTTTATTCTACTATTGAATGCGAAAAAGTACCTTGATTCTTTAATATAACATACAACCATCACGTTTATTTGGAGATGCAATGGTTTTAATGGCGTCTATATTGTTTATAGATAGTCTGATAGATAAAGGATCGTAGATACGATCATATATTGTCAACATGTTACTTAACCAATTGTACTTTAATTTACTTGCCGTTCCTTCACCATAACAATCCATAGCAAAATTGCTTGCATACATTATACGACACAATTCAATCAAATCTTCTGATAAACAATCAACTTGTTTATCTAAACCGTCATTTGAAATAATGAATTGAACCTTACAAATAACGTGTCGATTTTCAAACCCAATTGTGGCTGGAACACGTCGTAGTTGTTTTTCATAATGAATAATTAATCTAGGTTGTAAAGAATATGCTAAATAATCGCCGTCCATCAATACATATATTTAATGATAAATATATGTATCAATATTTCAATTATTGAAAGTCCAATTTTTCGTCACGTGCTTTAGCTTCTCCTAAAGCAGATTGAATGACCTTACCGATATTCTTTAGAGACGGAGGAAGTTGTTTTTTCTTCTTTTGAAGCAAAGTGAATAAATCACGGGGATTGGATCTGTAAATATTTACCAATTCTTCTAAGAAATCCATAGCTTCGGGCTTAAGAAATTGTTTATGGCATTTTGGGCAATTTGCAGTACTCGAAGAACTCATAATAATTTTTGCAAAACAAAATGTGCATAAATAACTATCGTCTTCACAAGATTGACACTTCATCTTTTGAGAACGAATAATAGTTTTGCAGCCTTCGCAAATATAAAGTTCACCACAGTTTATGATATCATCATATATCTCTTCTCTCAATTCCGATTCTTCTAAGTCTTCAGAAGCCAAATATATATTTTCCCCACGAAGGATGGCATATGTGATATCTTCCATACCTTCTAATCCATTTTCTTCCAAACACCTACCGAAAAAAGCTTTTGATTTAGGTTTGCGAGCTACAATAAACACTTGTTTAGATTTCTTTAAACGTAATGCTTCAAATTTATTAATCTGAGCAGTGGTGTTCAAACCTTTACTGTATAGGATGTAATTCATCCTATTTGCATTCAGCACATCCTCGATGATTTTTTGCATTTAATCAACTGAGATATCTATTAAAAGAATTTGGAATTTGTTATAATAGTTGTTAAAAATGAGAAAATGTAAATGCCGTGATAGTGAGTTTTATGTGAATCCTCTTCCAGGGATGCCTAGATGTGTACTTGTTACATTATCAGGGATGTATAGAATATCTTGAATTAGGATATACTTATAAAACTAAGTATATTCTTAGGACTCATTAAGAACGCTTTGGACTTTTGGATGTAAAAACCCAAATTGTTCGATAAAGTAGTCAAAATGGTTTTTACCCATTTTCTTACTGAAATCGGGCATATCCCATTCATGTTTGCCTCTACCCGCGGGTTTCACTATATGAACGCCATATTTCCGTGTACCTAGACTGTAGTAATTGGTTTGGATGCAAATATGGAAACGGTTTTGTGGCAATCTCTTTTCCCTGAAAATCGCTTCACATCTTTCAGCCCATACCAACCCTGGTGTCATTTCAGTTTCACATAGAATCACTACTTTTTCACGCGTGTCTTCTATAAGTTTGGCAAAAATCAAGGCTTTTGTCCCCCAACTTCTTTCTGCATCAAACTTCTCTCCTAAGCGAGGATGTACGGTTTGTTCAAAATGAAATATATCTCCATCCATGATATTGCGAAAGCGTTCTATATTCTCTTTCCGCCCAGTAACAATAATCAGACTAAAACAAGAA